AACGCAAACCTCAAAAAGTTACAGTAAATGGCGATAACTCTTGATGCTACTGTTGGCGGTGCAAATGCCAATACTTATATCACCCTTGATGATGCAAACGCTATCATTGAAGGATTTGTCCTAAGTGATGATAATGCCGCTTGGGACGGGTCTACTACTGATAATAAAAACAGGGCATTGTTCACCGCAGCCCAGAGAATTGATAGAGAGAAATTTTTAGGTGCAAGAGTAAGTGATACACAGGCTTTGGAATGGCCGAGATCAGGAGTAAGAAAACCTGATACATATACAAATCTTTATGGTTTAAGTTTTCCAAATAGATTAGTTGCTGATTATTACACCGATACTGAGATTCCAGAAAGAGTAAAAAAGGCTCAAGTAGTTTTGGCGGTTTATTTAAATAATAATAGAAATGGTTTAGAGCTTAGTGGGTTGGAAGATTTTGCGGCTGTAAGTGTTGGTAATATAAATGTAACCCCAAGATTCTTTGGTGCTGTAGGGATTGATCGTATTCCTCCGATAGTTGATCATTACCTGATGGGCATTAGAATAGGAGGAAGAGCAAATTTATCAATTAAGAGGTCTTAAATGTACGGCTACGATTACCCAGCAGCAATAATCATTACTAATACTGCAACACATACAGGCAGATTTGGTAAGGTTCACGCTTTAAAAGATTCAGAAGCTACTTTTGTGGCTGAGAATATTACAGAGAATGGATCTGCAACAATTGATGGAATTGAGATGAAAGCCTCATCTGAAATTGAAGGGGTCATCACAAGTATTACTCTTGCAAGTGGACAAGTTATTGCTTATAGATTATGAGTCTTGCTAATGCACTAAAGAAGGCAGCTAGTGCTTCATTAAAAAAGCTTGGCGGTGATGTGACTATAAGGCAAGTCACTGCTGGAAGTTATAACACCACAACAGGAGCTATCACTGAAAGCACATCTGATACAACTATTAAAGGTGCTGTAAGTAATGTTTCAAAAAATCAAGTGAATGATTTAATTGAATCTCAGGATAAGTTGCTAACTATATCTGCTGGTGATCTTACATTTGCACCTACTACAAAAGATAGAGTTGTTATAAGTAGTGTTGAATTTAAAATTATTCAAGTTATTACGAATGAGCAAAATAATACTGCCGTAAGCTTTGATCTTATCTTGAGGTAAACATGGCTAGAGAAATAAAACTTACAGAGATAAATGATTTTTTTGAGGAAGATGTTGTTGACCTTGTAGCTGCTACGACTTTGGAATGGACAGCAAGAGTAAAAAAAGCAACACCAGTTGATACTGGAAGGTTAAGAAACTCATGGCAGACAGATATAAAAAGATTTAGCGGAACAATTATAAATAATTTGCCTTATGCAGAGCCAGTTTGTTATGGCACTAACTTGCCACCATCTTGGGGTGGTTCATACAGAACAAGACAAGATACAACTGCTGGTTTTCCTGAGTTAATTGCAAAAGAGCTTGAAAGTTGGATGAAAGGTCAATTTGGTAAATAAACTATGGCTGCAACAGATTTAAACACAGTTAGATCCACGATAGAGGCAAGACTAGCTACAGAACTAGCCTCAAGCCCTGCAATCTCTGTTGTATTTAATAACATGGCATTTGATAGCACTACCGAAGATTCTTTTGTTCAATGTCTTACTAGCTTTGGATCTAATGAATACCTAACTCAAGGTGGTGCTAGTAACTCTGATAATTTAATAAGCGGTCTTGTTTTACTTAATGTATTTACAGAGGAAGGTATAGGGGCAGGGGCTAACTTTACAATTTGCAAAAGGTTAAGAGACTTATACAATAGGATCACAGTATCAAGTGTTATTTTTGATGCACCTGTTGGCCCTGAGATTTTAACTTCTAGTCCAGAAGGTAAGTTTCAAACGCAAATACGAATAACATTTACTATTTATGAGGATCTTTAATTATGGCAAAACTTGAAATCACAGAAGAAATGCTGGACGCAATCGAAGCTGTAAAAGGTAGAAGAGAGGCTAATTATTGGGATCCAGAATGTAGAAAATATTATGAGAGTCAACAAAAAACCAAAAAAGATGTAAAGTCCACTGAAAAAGGTTAATATAATTATAAATATTTAATTTTTTGTCATGGCAGCTATTAAGGGTGATGTTGGCAAGGTTATGTTTCACAATGCGGCTGGTACTGAAGCTGACATATCTGGAACAAGATCATGGTCATTATCAATTTCAAAAGACACACTAGAAACTACAGTTCAAGGCGATACTGCTAAAACTTTTATAGGTGGCTTGCTTAGTGCTGAAGGTTCTGCCGAGCTTATCTATGACCCATCTGGAAACTCTGATTATCAAGCATTTATTGATGATGTATTAGTTACAGGTGATGCTGGTGACGCATTATTTGAACTGTTCCCTGATTCTGCTTCTTCAGCAAAGAAAATAAGTTTTTCTGGAATAATTACTGGTGCTGAATATGGAGCAACACTTGGAGAGACTCAGTTAATAAATATTTCATTTATTACAACTGGTGCAATAACTTCAGCTATTTAATTAATTGATTTACCAACCCCAAAATTATGGCATCTAAAAGAACAATAGACCTTCTTACAGAATCATATAAGGAGGAAATGACCACTAGAAGAAAATATGAATGGAAAAACTCTAATGGTGATGTTATTGAAACTTTATATTTTAAACCTTTAACTAGATTTGATAGAAAAAAAGCACAATCTGTCGCTGGCACAGATGAAGCTTTAACAATAACAACTCATATTCTTTGTCAGGTCGCAGAACTTGAAGATGGTAGCAAAGCTTTTAAGATGGCAGATGCAGAGGATTTGCATAGATTTATTCCTGAGAATGTTTTAAATGATATTGAATTATTTTTGTTTAATTTAAATACAGATATTAGTTCAGCAAAAAACGAATAAGAGGGGATAACTGGCTTAACTTTGAGTTTTTCCTAGCAACAGAACTTGGTAAGACACTGCAAGAATTAAGAATGTCTATGACGGAGGAGGAATTAATATATTGGGCTGCATATTATGAAATTAAGAATGATAGGGAGAAACAAGAAATGCAACGACAAAAAGCCAAATCAAGGTAATATATAATAAAGGTTATTTGTTTCTGTGGCACAATCAACAGTTAAATTAATAGTTGATGCTCAGAACGCAATCGCACCATTAAAAAGAGTTAATGAACAAACAAAGGCTTTAAGTAGTAGCACAGATAAATTAAAAGGCAGACTTGATAGAAGTAATAGATCACTTAAGAACACAGGCAGGGCAGCTAAAACCGCAAGTGCTGGTGTTGGAACTTTAGTAGGTGCATTAAAACCTTTATTAGCTGCATTAGCAGTTGTTGGTACAGCAAGGTTTATTTTTGTCAAAACTGCTGAACTTGAAACTCAAAGAGCGAGTTTAAAACAATTAACTGGTGATGTAGAGAAAACAAATCAAATCATAAAAGAATTACAAGATTTCGGTGCTGTAACACCTTTTACAAGTAGTGAATTAATAGAGCAAACAAAAAGATTAAAAGCCTTTGGTTTTCAAACTGAAGAGCTTGTTGATACTACAAAAAGATTATCAGATGTTGCTGGTGCTACTGGTGCTGACCTTACAGGAATTGCTACAGCATTTGGACAAATCAGAGCAAAAGGAAAGCTTCAACAAGAAGAAAATCTTCAATTATTAGAAAGAGGAGTAAATATTACTGATGAACTTAAGAAAATAACTAAATTGCAAGGTGATGAATTTGAGTCTGCTATGAGAAAGGGGGAAATAAGTGCGAAAGACGTTAATCAAGCATTGATTAATTTGACAAGTCAGGGAGCTATTTTTGCTGGTGGTGCAACTGCACAGGCAGATACGTTGAATGGAAAACTATCGACTTTGAAAGATACAATTGACACTCTTGCAAGAACCATTGGGGAAGAATTAGGCGATGAGATAAAAAGCGTTTTAGATTTAGCTATAAGTGCTGTGAAAGAAATAAATAAATTAGTTGAAAGAGTGGGTGTTGCTAATAAAGTTGGTCGAATTAATCTTGCAAACATTGATATGGCAGCTAAAAAAGAAGCTAGGCAACAAATAAGAGAAGAAAAAGGCTTTATTGGAACTATTAATCCATTTGGTGAAAATAGAAAAAAAGAAAGAGAATTAGCTGAAGCTATTAAAAAGAGAAAAATAGAGGAGTTTTTGGCAACAAAAGAAAAGGAAAAACAAACCAAAAAAACAGATGAACTAACAAAATCTATTAAAAAATCAAAAGAAGAAGCTCAAAAATTAAAAGAACAAACAAAAGAAACGACTCTTGCTTTTGAAAATATAATTACACCCACAGATCTTTTAAATCAAAATCTTAACCAGACAAATCTTTTTGTTGGTTCTATAGATAGTAAAACTTTGAAATTATCTGAGAGTTTTATGAATATTACAAGTGAAGCAGATCAACTAAAAGAAAAGTTTATGGAGATTGGTCAAGCTGTAGAGCAAGGTATTGTCTCTAACCTAACTGATGCTGTTATGGGTACAAAAACATTAGCTCAAGCGGCTGTTAGTGTTTTAAATGATTTAAAACGTAAACTTGTAGAGGTAGCAATACAAAGGGCTGTTTCTGGTATAGGAAACAGAGTTGGAGGATTTTTGGGTGGTTTGTTTGGTGGTAGAGGTGGCGGAGGCGGAGGTGGTCTTGTTGGAAATACTGCGTCTAGTTTTTTAAGTGGTGTTGCAAATCCTTTTGCAAGAGCAAATGGTGGCCCTGTTTCTGCTGGTGGTGCTTTTGTAGTAGGTGAGAAAGGTCCAGAATTATTACAGATGGGTTCAAGAGGTGGCAATATTATTCCAAACAACCAACTTGGAGGAGGTACAACTAACATTGTAAATGTTTCAGTTGATGCGTCTGGTAGTTCTGTGTCAGGTAATAATCAAGATGCACAGGCACTAGGTAATGTTATAGGTGCTGCTATTCGTGCAGAACTTATTAAAGAAAAACGTGCAGGGGGTTTATTAAGTAGGTAATGGCAACTTTTCCTTCAATTCAGCCAACATATTCTGGCTTTAGAAAAACAAGCTCACCAAAGGTAAGAACAACAGCTTTAGGTGATGGCTATCAGTTCAGAGCCTTATTTGGCCTTCCTTTGACACAAGACCCTAAAGTATATGATCTTACTTTTGTTGTATCTGAGGAGCAATCAGATATTCTTGAAGCATTTCTTAGAGCAAGGGTTTTCGATCAAGCAAGTTTTGACTTCACCCCACCAGCCGAGGGGTTCACAAAAACAGGAACATATTCTCAAAGTGGCACGACTGTCACCATAACAATTTCAAATCATGGCCTTGCTATCGGTGATGTCGTAACAATTGACTATACATCTGGCTCTGCTGTTGATGGTTCTTTTGTTGTTGCTACAACGGCTGATGATAATACTTTTACTGTTACGGCTGCCGCAAGTGCAACAAACTCAGGAAATGTTTCTGTAACTTTATCTGGTACTGGTAAATTTATTTGTAAAACTTGGTCAAAACAGATTCCATATAACAACAGGTCTATAATTACAACAACATTTGAGGAGGTATTTGAACCATAAATGGCAATCCCTACCGCAGAACTTCAATCTTTATCTAATA